TTGTAAATGCATACGGAAATGTTGAGCGTCAAGGCTCATCAGGAGGAGTATCTGTACTTTTATTCCGTGCAGTTTTAAATGGAACTCAGATATCTACAACAAAAGGATTTCACTTAGATACTCCGAGTCTACCAACTCCATATGAGGTTACAATTCCATTTCAAGCTAACGCAGGTGATGTATTACAGTTTGAGATTATGCGTGACTCATCAGGAACTAATGCAGGGGGTGTTTACCCGCATACAAATCTAGGTGGTTGGTCTAACGTACCATCTACTCAAGTCCAAATTTGGAAAGTAAATTAAATTAAATCAAGATGTACATCAGGAAGATATCAGTTGGTCCCGATTACAAGGGTGGCGCAATGCACTATATCGTAGGTCAAAAGGTCTTAGGTGATACCCAAGAAATTCATCTCATTAAGTATGATGATGACAGGATGTCAATTAAGATTTATATTCAGAACGATAAAGGCGAAGTAGTCCTTTGGAAAGAGTTCAACAATACCATTCCGGTGGCCATTGAGTATAACGTAAATATATAATGCAATCTCCATTTTACTTTATAGTAAAACCAATAGAAGGCAAGAGATATAACAACACAAAGGAAGTAGGAGGAATTGAGCTAATCATCAGCACATCTGAGGAGGACTTCCGATTCTCTAACCGAATAGCAGAGGTAATAGAACTGCCAATAGACTATAGTGGTCCTATCACAGTTGGTGACACGTTACTTGTGCACCATAATGTATTCAAGTTCTATAACGACATGAGGGGAAGAAGGAAGAGCGGAAAAAGCTTTTTCAAAGAAGACCTATTCTTTATTGAGCCTGACCAATTCTTTTTATATAGCCACAACGACAATTGGTTTGCACACGACAGATACTGTTTTGTCAAGCCTATTCCTGCTATCGAGACTTATATAAGCAAACCATTTAGCGAAGAGCCATTAATGGGTCAGATGAAGTACCCTAACAAGTATCTAATGTCTGAGGGAATTATGCCCGGGGATATTGTGTGCTTTAAGCCTGACAGCGAGTATGAGTTTGAGGTAGATGGAGAGAAGTTGTATCGAATGTATGACCATCAAATTACAATCAAGCTATGACAGCAACAGAACTAAGACTAAAGATTATTGAGGCCGGATATAAGGCGGTTGAGCAACTAATCAAGGTTGCCAAAGAGGATATCATTAAGATTGATGCTGAAGACGACCTAGCTGCGGATAAATTAAAGAATGCTGCCGCGTCAAAGCGTTTAGCTATATTTGATGCATTCGATATCCTTAATCGTATTGAAACTGAAAAAACAAGCTTACAAGAAATAGCAGATGGACCATCAAGTGTTGACACCAAAAAAGGATTTGCAGAGCGACGCGCAAAATAATCTATACCGCGTTCTTGAAAATCATGTTCCCAAGCAGGTACTGAACCAAAAGAACAGGAACCGTAGTTGGGAGTATGGATATAATGACCAACACGATATGATTATTATATCGAAGACAGGTCAGATTGGAGAAGTTGTCAACATCTCAGGGATTAATATTGCACTACCATTAGCTCCTAAAGAGTGTTCTCAAAGACACTCAAAAGCATCAGAGCAATATTGGGAGAGACAGGACCTTCCTCAGCAGCTATCAAAGATACAGTCTATATTTCAGTGGCATGATATGCCTAAGGAATTTAAGATTAGATATGTTGACTACATTGAAGAAGAGTTCGATAGAAGAGAGAATGGGACTTGGTTCATGAACAATGGTGTGCCTACCTACATAACAGGTGCTCACTATATGTACCTTCAGTGGGCTAAGATTGACGTCGGGTTCCCTGACTTCCGTGAGGCAAACAGAATACTATATATATTTTGGGAGGCAGCTCGTGCTGACTACAGGTCATTCGGAATAATCTACCTAAAGATACGTCGTTCAGGGTTCTCGTTTATGACCTCATCGGAGTGTGTAAACATAGGAACTCTTGCAAAAGATGCAAGGGTTGGAATCCTATCTAAGACAGGTTCTGATGCCAAGAAGATGTTTACAGATAAGGTTGTTCCAATCAGCTCTAACCTACCTTTCTTTTTCAAACCTGTTCAGGACGGTATGGATAAGCCTAAGACAGAGCTTGCATATCGTGTCCCCGCATCTAAGATTACCAAGAAGAACATGTCAGACATTGATTCGGACGAGGTTGAAGGATTAGATACTACAATAGATTGGAAGAACACAGAGGACAACAGCTACGATGGTGAGAAGTTACTTATGTTAGCTCATGACGAGAGTGGTAAATGGATTAAACCGAATAACATCCTAAACAATTGGCGCGTAACAAAGACTTGCCTGCGTTTGGGTTCTAAGATTATCGGAAAGTGCATGATGGGTTCTACCTCAAATGCACTAGCAAAGGGTGGTCAGAACTTCAAGAACTTATACGAGGACTCTCGCGTATCTACGCGTAATGCCAATGGTCAGACCAAGTCAGGACTATATGCCCTATTCATTCCTATGGAGTGGAATATGGAGGGATTCATTGATAGATATGGCATGCCTGTACTGCGTAAGCCAACTAATCCTGTGAAGGGGGTTGACGATGCTTGGATTATGAACGGAGCTATTGACTATTGGGAGGCAGAGGTTGACTCACTTAAGAATGACCCTGATGCACTTAATGAGTACTACCGTCAGTTCCCTCGTACTGAGTCACATGCATTTAGAGATGAGTCAAAGGCAGCATTATTTAACCTTACAAAAATATATCAGCAGATTGACTATAACGACTCACTTATCCAAGAGCATCACCTAACACGTGGTTCATTCAGTTGGAAGGACGGAATAAAAGATACTCAGGTAATATTTACTCCTGACAAGAGAGGAAGGTTCTTAGTTGGATGGACTCCCGCTAAACACCTTCAGAATCAGGTGCATGAGAAGAACGGTATAAAATATCCCGGCAATGAACATATCGGAGCGTTCGGATGTGACTCCTATGATATCTCAGGGGTAGTTGTAGGTAGAGGTTCTAATGGAGCACTACATGGGCTAACCAAGTTTCATATGGATGATGCACCTATCAATCAGTTCTTCTTGGAGTATATTGCAAGGCCTCAGACCGCAGAGATATTCTTTGAAGAGGTATTGATGGCATGTGTGTTCTACGGTATGCCAATTCTAATTGAGAACAATAAGCCAAGGCTACTATACCACTTTAAGAATAGAGGATACCGTGGGTTCTGTATTAACAGACCCGATAAGACTTACAACAAGCTATCAAAAACTGAGCGTGAACTTGGAGGTATACCTAACTCATCTGAGGATGTTAAGCAGGCACATGCTGCTGCTGTTGAGTCGTATATCGAGAAGCACGTAGGTATGGTAAGTGAGGATGAAATGGGCTTTATGCCTTTTACAAAAACTCTTGAGGATTGGGCCAAGTTTGACATCAGCGACAGGACTATGTTTGATGCTACAATTAGCTCAGGATTGGCTATTATGGCCTGTCAGAAGCATTTGTATCAGCCTGAGAGAAAAGAGTCAAAAATAAGCATTAAATTTGCTACATATAATAATAAGGGAAATATTAGCTCGATAAATAAATGAAAGAGGTAAAAGTAAACATATCATCTACGTCATTCCCAAGTCAATTCGCTACGGATGCGGAGAAGGAAACACTTGAATTTGGCCTCCAAGTTGGACAGGCCATACAGTACGAGTGGTTCCGTAAAGACGGGAATCAGTGTAGATATTATAGTCAATGGAGAGACTTCCACAGACTGAGACTGTACGCAAGAGGTGAACAGCCAATTCAGAAATATAAAGAAGAGCTTGCTGTTGATGGTGACCTATCCTACTTAAATTTGGATTGGACACCTGTTCCTATTATACCTAAGTTTGTTGATATCGTTGTTAATGGTATGTCTGACCGTCTATTCAAGGTTAAGGCATATTCACAGGACGCTATGTCTCAGGCTAAGAGAAGTAAGTATCAGGATATGATTGAGGGGCAGATGGTCGCAAAAGACTTGCTTACAAGTATCCAAGACCAATCGGGTGTGAACCCATTTGTAATGAACCCTGACGACTTACCAAATACTGACGAAGAGTTATCTCTATACATGCAGCTTAACTATAAGCCTGCTATTGAGATTGCAGAGGAGGAAGCTATTAACACAATACTTGAAGAGAATAGATACGATAATATACGTAAGCAGTGTGAGTATGACTTAATGACTCTTGGGATTTCTGTGCAGAAGCACGAGTTTCTTCTTGGTTCAGGTGTTCAGATATCTTACGTTGACCCGGCAAACATTGTATACAGCTATACGGAAGACCCGTACTTTGCTGACTGTTTCTATTGGGGAGAGATTAAGACCCTTGGGATTACAGAGTTATTAAAGATTGACCCTACACTTACACGTGAGGACCTAGAGAAGATATCTAAGTACAGCCAAAGTTGGTATGACTACTATAATGTAGCTCAGTACTACGAGAATAATATCTTCTACAGAGATACATGTACACTATTATATTTCAACTATAAGACCACTAAGAAAATTGTCTACAAGAGAAAGGTTCTTGACAATGGTGGTGTAAGAATGATTGAGAAGGATGAGACCTTCAATCCTCCAATGGAAATGATGGAAGAAGGAAGATTCGAAAAGGTAGAGAAGACAATTGACGTGTGGTACGATGGCGTAATGGTCATGGGTACAAATATCTTGCTTAAGTGGGAGATGGCACACAACATGGTTAGACCAAAGTCTTCATCTCAGCATGCACTTCCTAACTACGTTGCGTGTGCGCCACGTATGTATAAGGGTGTTATTGAGTCGTTAGTTAGACGTATGATTCCTTTTGCTGACCTTATTCAGCTGACACACTTAAAGCTTCAGCAAGTTATCTCTAGGGTTGTACCTGATGGGGTATTTATTGATGCCGATGGATTAAGTGAAGTTGACCTAGGTACAGGTGCGGCATATAATCCTGAAGATGCATTAAGACTATACTTCCAAACGGGTAGTGTAATTGGTCGTAGCTATACCGGAGAGGGAGAGTTTAATAATGCAAGAGTTCCTATCCAAGAGCTTAACAGTAACTCAGGAGCAGCTAAGACACAGATGCTTATTGGAAACTACAACCACTACATGGACATGATTCGTTCGGTGACAGGTCTTAATGAGGCACGCGATGGCTCTGACCCGGACCCACGAGCATTGATTGGTGTTCAGAAGTTAGCGGCATTAAACTCAAACACAGCTACACGTCACATGCTTGACGCAAGTTTGTTTATGTTTAAGAGCATTGCTGAGGCACTGACATATAGAATTGCAGATATCTTAGAGTATGCTGACTTTAGAGACGACTTTGCCAATAAGATTGGTAAGTACAATGTCTCTATATTAAATGAAATTAAAGACCTATATGTATATGATTTTGGTATATTCATTGACATCTCTCCGGATGAGGAGCAGAAAGCACAGCTTGAGCAGAACATTCAAATTGCTCTTTCTAAAGGTGACATTAACCTTGAGGATGCGATTGACATTCGTGAGCTTAAAAATATCAAGTTGGCTAACCAACTCTTAAAAGTTAAGAGAACTAAGAAACAAGAGATGGAGCAACAGATGGCTATGCAACAGCAAGCTATCACAGCTCAGCAGAATATGCAGTCTCAACAGATGGCAGCTCAGACAGCTATGGCTAAGATACAGGCAGAGGCTCAGGCTAAGATGCAGGTTAAGCAGGCAGAGGTGGCGTTCGAGATTGAGAAGATGAAAAACGAGGCTGTGCTTAAACAACAGTTAATGCAGGCTGAGTTTGAGATGCAAATGCAACTTAAAGGCGTTGAAGTACAGGGTATCGACAAGAGAGAAAAAGAAAAGGAAGACGCTAAGGCTAAACGTATTAGTCAGCAGAACTCAGAGCAATCTAAATTGATTAATCAGAGAAAAAACAATCTTCCTCCTATTGATTTCGAATCGAATGAGGATTCCCTTGATGGCTTTGACTTGGCAGAATTTGAGCCTCGTTAATGATTAAAAAAATAATATATAACTTTGTAAAAATTAAATAAAATGGAATTAACAGTAAGAGAAGTTACAAGTGGTGGCGAAAAGAGCGCTGCGCAGTTAGAAGAAGAGTTATTGCAAAAGCATGAAGAGAGCCTACAAGGAGCTCTTGATGATAGTGGAAGCCAACAGGTACCACCTGCAATTGAACCGATTATTAATAACGAGCCAACACCATACGAACTAAAAGATGAAGACGTTCTTTCATATTTAGGAAAAAGGTACGATAGAGAGATTACCTCATTTGATGAGTTAATGGCTACACGTCAGGAGAAAGATGATTTAGACCCTGAGGTAGCTTCCTTTCTAAACTACAAAAAAGAAACAGGTCGTGGTATCCAAGACTACTTGAGACTTCAAGAAGACTTTGACTCCATGAATCCTGATTCGCTTATAAAGCAATACTACATGGCAACAGAGGTTGGACTCGATGAGGATGACATTGATGCTATGATGGAGGACTTCAGTTATGATGAGGATTTAGATGATGACTCTCATATTAAGAAGGCCAAGATTGCTAAGAAAAAAATGGTTGCCCAAGCCAAAGACTACTTTAATAGTCAGAAGGATAAATATAAACAGCCCCTTGAGTCAAGAACGGCTGCTTTTCCCGAAGGTGAAAAAGAGGAGTACGAGGCATATAAGCAATATATGCAAGAAGCTAAGACCCTACAGGAGGAAAACGAGCGTAAAAGCGAGTGGTTCCAAAAGAAGACAGATG